CGCGAGTGTAAATATAATCGCATCCATCCAAGCATCGGTCGAACCGGGACCACTCAGATTGGAAAGAACCTGTTCCAGTTCCGGCCTGCACTCGGCATTGAACCGGGTATACTGCCTGGATGAGCCAGGAGTTCCTTCCGCGTCATCGATGGTCTCGACATGGATCCGGCCATTATTCAATACGAAATCGAACTTAACCATGCGTTACCCCAATCCGATAGAAATTCCAGTGTCTGCACCGGCCACCTTCATCTCGATATGGAGGATGCCGTCTGTCATGTTGGCCTTGAATGAATCCTGGGAAGTGTCCACCGGCTTCGGGAAGTAGAACGGGAAGCTGAAATCCCCGAGCAAGTGGCGCCCAACACCGATGAGTGCTTCGTACTGTGGCTTCTTGCCCTTGTTTCCCTTGCCCTTTCCCTTCGGACGGTACTTCTCACACATGAGTTCGCGGTGCCCGCTGACATACAGGCTTCCACCGGAGAAGTTCATTTTAAGATCACTCTTCTTCACACCCGGAAGGTCGATATACAGGTGATACACGCCGTTCACCTCAATCATCTCGTATGCCGGGAAGTTCGGGGCGATTGCGATGCGTTCACCCTGTACCAACTTGATTTCGTCATCACCCTGCTGCTGAGGAGTCTGCTGGGCCGGCTGCTGATAATACTGTGGTTGCTGAGGATAGCCGTACTGCATAGGCATCGGCTGTTGATAATACTGTTGTGGATAGACTGGCTGTTGGTACATAGGTTGCTGGTACACCGGTTGTTGATAGACTGGCTGTGGTTGTGGTTGATGAATAGGCTGCTGGACCACCTGCTGCGGCTGTTCAACCGGCACCTGCTGTTCTGTCGCCGGTTGTTCCGGCTGGACCGCCTGCTGAACGGGCTGCTGTTGTATTGGCCTCTGCATTGGTCTTTGTGCCGGCCTACGTTGCCTAACGACCTGCCCCGGAACAATCATTGATGCATTCGCCCTAGCTACCCTTTCCAAATCAGCCCGTGCGCTAGTGGATGCATGGCCCACCATGCGCCCGCTGTCTGCATCATATACCGCGTCGGACAAGTTTGGCTCATCACTGTAAATAAGGGTAGGACCATCATCTACATTATACATATCGTGCTCCCCGAAACCGGATTCATCCGGTTTCGACTTGAAAAAATTGATAATTCTATTCCAGATGCCCACATTCAATTATCCATGTAGCAATCGCGGAGGACATTAAGGCGTTTGCTGTCTCTCAGCTTCTCTATAGCCTGGTTTTTAATCTTACGAACCCAGTCCTTGCTCATGCCGGTATTCGCCGCCTCTTTCTCAAAACTACTTCCATCTCCGTCAAGACCGTACAAAGAACGCAACAATCTGTTCTCTATCGGATTCAGAACACGTTTCATTTCAGCTTCCAGGCCATCCTTCATCTCTTCCAATATGACATTTCTTTCCGGATTGGCATCGGAAGACTCGTCACTGATCACGTCATGCAGGAAGAAAGTTGATTGCTCCCCATCCTTTCCCACCGGCATGTCGAGCGAATCCGGCCCCAAGATGGCATTCATGGCCTCGGTACCATAATTCATGTCCATGGGAAGACCTTCTCGGATGGCTTTCAACACGCGCTTGCGCTGTCTAACCGGAACATGGACCAAATCCCTACCCTGGACGACCATGGACATGTGACGCCGGATTTCCCAGATGGCAAAGGAGGCGAACTTGACGCCTGTCTTGTAATCATACTTATAGAAAGACTCCATGAGTCCCAGCTTCCCCTCCGTATAGAAATCGGTTACGGGCAATCCGGTAACATTATGGTAATCAATCGCTAATTTCAGCACCATCCTGAGATTGGACTTGATTATCTTGAGCTTGGCGGCTTCTCGAATACCACTGTCTTTACTGGTGTGATAGACGTTGAAACAGACGCTTTCCGCCCTGTGCCCAATAATTTCGTATTCAGCCACGTCATTAATGAGTTCCTTTACTCCAGGTTCAGTTGAATTTATAGGCAAAACACACCCCTTCAAATCATGCTAACCTTAATATAACAATTTATCAACAGTATGTCAACACAAAATCAACCAAAAATCATATAAATATACGTTCAAGATGTCAAAAATCTGGCCAACCTCTAAATCTTTGCACAAATAGGAGATTATTTAATGAAAAAACTAGCAATCAGCATTTCAGGTGGCGGTGCACTCGGTATAGGCCCCCTTGCATTCATGACCAGAATGGAACAGGATTTCGGAAAGAAGCTCTGTGACATGACATTTGCATATGGAGGCACATCCACAGGTTCAATCATCGCTGCCGGACTGGCCGACGGAATGCAAGCACATGAAATCTTCGAACTGTATAAAGGAAACTTGAAAAATATATTCAAGAAATATCCCTGGTACAAGATACTGGACGCGAAGTGCCCTACTTATGATCACTCAAATCTGGAAAAGCTGCTAAAAAATACTTTCCACGGAAACGTTGGCGACTGGGAGAAACCGGTCTACATCCCAACAACGTTCATGAACGGCAAATCCGTCGAGAAAGTATGGGACCTCGGGGACAAAACGACCGAGAAATGGTTCGCCGTGCTGACCAGTTGTTCCGCCCCGACATATTTCGACGTGATTGTCCAGAACGGAAAGAGTTTCTGCGACGGTGGCATGTGGGCGAACGACCCAGTGGAAACTTTGGAATCCGGCCTGACAAAATCCGGACACAGGGACTACAAGATACTCTCGTTCAACACTGGTATGGATACGCCGAACACCGTTTGCGGCAACATGTCCAAGCTCGGATGGCTCGAATATATACTAGATGAATGGGTTGCCAGAAGTGGCATGGCCAATTACTACGAGGCATGCGCCCATCTTGGTGAGGGAAACGTGTTCCGTGCTTCCCCGTCGCACAGCAAGAAGATCAAGATGGACAAGACGGACGACAAGACCATCAACGAGGTCATCGAAATCTGGCAAAACTACTATGAAAGCGTGAAGAACGAGCTGAAGGAATTCATCAGCCGCTAAACTCTTACCATCGTAATGACAAAGTCAGAATACATGTTCCCGGACCCGGCTTCGACATCATGCCGGTCTCGGAAACATGTTTGGCTTCCGCCTTCGTCATTTTAAAGAGTATTTTCAAACCTAGTTTCTGGAATATTGTATTCAACGTCATTGGCATCCAGTTTATTTTTCTGTGGAAAATCAAACTGCCCCCATAACACTGAATCACCCATCGTACCGCCTGACCGCGTATGGAATATATGATAATGTTCATCCTCGCCAATTTCATATCCGACACCAGGTATATCCGTTCCATCCATGACCGATACAGCCGGACGTAGATGCTTTCTGACTGACCAGAAGTTCGCATGCGGCATATCGGCAAGTTCGGGAGACGAAACAGTATTTCCATTTACATCACACGGTGCATTCAATCCCATCCCGCCTTCAGAAACCGGGAGATACGGGCGACATAGCCGTGGTAATGATACTTCGCTAACAGAAAGGTCGGTGTTATTTTCCAACTCAATATCCTTGCTGTCCACCGGAGCATTCTCGACAAAGTGCGGTATCACATCGGGATTGATATCCATCGGAGCATACTTTGAATACGGATGCATGAGAACTTCCTTCCACTCGCCGTTTGACTCGCACATTGATTCAGTCCATATACGGACGCCATCTAGCTTTTCTTCAAGTGCGTTGGCGCCATATAGTGGAGTAAGATATGACATCGGGACTTGCCGATAATCAACCGTATACCACCGTCCTGCCTGTGAGGAGAACTTAAACTTCATAAATACACGTACATATCCGCTAGGACCAACACAATCGTCGGTTCCATTGAACACAGTCTTGCTGTACCAGTTACGACCCACCTTGGCCGGCGGGGCGCTCCAATTTGCATGCAGTGTACTGTCCATGGTTGCATGGTTGATGTTCACGTCAATAGTATTCGAATTGGCTGTCTTTGCCATGAACTCATCAGCAATAATGTCACTTCTGGTGACAGAAGACATGTCGCACTCGGATTCCGGCCAAACAAGACGGGTAAGACTTGCAATATTGTTGTTCTTGACGCCATTAGTAGCTATAGCAACTCGTGTGCCATCCCAGAACCTTACCGGCATTTTTGCGCCATATGGACTTACCATCCTGCGAAGGATATTGGTAAGGGCCGTTGAACGAGGGGATTCATCATCATAGTACGGCAGGTTCGTGGCGACAAAATCCAACGAGTTGTTAGTCTCCCAATTGTAAGACGACAACGGGTCACCCGATAACATCACTTTTTGTTCCTGCGGCAATGAAGGTGCATTCATGTCATCTATAATCGGAATAGTATCAATCGAAAACACGTTGGATGTTGCCGAGTATATATCCATCCACTTTTCATAATCATTGCTATCAACCAAGTAATCATATGGGGTCGTGATATCAAAGTCGATACTATTCTTCCACTTATCCAAACTCACCTTCTGTAACTCAGCCACACGATTCGCATCTGCATACAGTGCATGAAGCACGGCATCCGAATCGCTTTCTACCCGAGCGGTTATGACACTACGATATGCAAACGCCTGTGGTACACCAAGAAGTTTTATCTCGCATGGAATAATCTCATGGCCATCTTTGGTTTCATAGTAACCGTTGCCGTATGTATTCTTAGCAAACACAGCAGAATACCTATTGCTGACCGGTTCATCAACAAACGGATTTGCCCCGATTAGCGAATTCCCATCTGCGCTCAAATCCTGTCCGGATGTAATCACATACTCAGGGAGATGTCTCGCCTTGCTCAGCCATGCGGCAGAAGCAATACGGTTCCCGGTCACATTGGTCGATGGCACCCCGGCAGGATTCCACCCGGAAAAATACGAAGACATGTCCGTATTGACCGGTTCACCTGACACTTCAAGCGCAGATGCACTAGTAACCTTAGGCAACTTGTTACCATGGAACATGCGCAGCTTCCTGAAATCATCGGCAAACATGGACACTGCCTTGCGAGCCTGTCTTACCGGATTGCTGGTCACCCCATCATACCCGAGCTCAGAAAACTTGATCCGCACCTGTGACCCGATCACTGACTTGTCCGAATAGCCCGTAAAATTATCACGTGAATACCTAATAGGCATAGTATCAGCAGTAAACCCATAACCATGCCCCCTATATCCGAAGAATTCGACAGTGTCATCAAAATCAATAAGCTTTCGGTTAGAAGTCCAAATCATCGCCGATATGGAGTTATCACCCAAATCCCATTCGTCGGTCATGAGCCGGTCAAGATGCTTCATCTTATGACGGCCAACAACCGCCCATGGGAACGTATTGGTTACCGTTGGATATACGGTTGCAACAACCTGACGGGCATCGTGTTCACAGATGCCCTTGCGGCTCGTATCGGATTCTTCGGCCAATGGCTTAATGAACTTATTGTATTCATCCAATCTATCATGGTTCTTGGAACCAGAATCGCTACCAAGTGTTACATCATTTCTGGAATGAAGACCCATAAGGAGGTCAGTGCCGGTAGTTTCCCCGTCATCGTTCGGATCCAAATAAGCAACCCCACAAATACTCATCCTAGTATCGCGAAGTCTTGACGAGTACGGGTATCTTTCAAGATTGACGATGGTAATATGCTTATCTTCATTCGTTTGAAGAACACCGGTCATATCAGTATATCGAGGACAATTCAACCCACCATCAAGTGTAAACCTAATTTGTGTATTTTCCCCGAGTGGAATGCCCGCCTTATCAATGAATGGATGCACATCATCACCAGTAATATCAATAATACCCGTCTTGAAAGTCCGCTCGCTGATATTGGGAGATTCATTCCAAGTGACCTTGGTATCGCTGAATTTCCAATATCCACTAAGGACGATAACACGCGGAGTAGATACATATTCATAATATGCACTCAAGTTTTTTACTGAATCGGGCCCATACTGATTAGGAGTATGGACTACGGGAAGCGAAACCGTAACTTCGAACTCATCGCCATCAGAAGTATTGATGGGAGCCGGCAAATGAACGAACGTTCTTTTAGGTGTAGTCGTGTCATCGGCATTCGGTGTAAAATCATTGTTTACACAAACATGAATGCGGTTGGTATGTGCTACTGACTTCAACAATGTAATATTGTTATCATCGGATGCATAGTCATGGTCTTCATCAGTAAACGGCCAATCACGTGGCAACTGATTAGGTTCCGCATGCCTGGTAGTTCCGATTGAGAACACAAGCGTCGGGGTTTCAACCGGTATATTATCGGAAGGTGTTGTACTCAATGAAGTGCACCCCTTTCCATACGTGCATACACCACTTGATACTCCCCCCAATCCAAATCCTGTGATGGTAACCGGCGATCCGTCTTGGTGCGAATGGCCCAACTCAATATTACCGCATTCAACAAACCACCTTGTCAACTGCCCGGCACCATTAAGATCACCGGGAATTGACATTGGATGAATTGCAGCATCAACCAGTACCCTTGCTTTTCGATCGACATATTCAGCTACTTCACGGTCACTATACCCATGTCTCACGTGACCACATTCGTTCGTATTATCGAGCGATGATGGATAATTGTATGGGTCATCCGCTTCATCAATAACCCGTTCCCCTTTAACGCGTCCAACCGATGCCAACTTAACCCACGGTTCGTCTTCACCGGTCACCTTATATAGGCCATTTTCAGCCGAATTGTTCTGACCGGTAAGTAATACATATTCAAGGTTGGATGCACTCAATTCGAGAACGACCGCTATCCTCCCTGGTCCAACATGTCCAGTAATTGTACAATTTGATGCATTCACCGAAAATTTAGTTTTCCCATCAACAAATTCAGCGCCATTACCCAAATCAAATTTAATTTTTTCCTGCCCGGATGCCGCAATAAGGTTAGTTACCGAATAGTCGTCATATCCAGCATTGGCAAAAGAAACTTTACTCAATGTACCGATAGCATCCGTAATATCACCATTTACAGTAACCTGGTGAGTTATGTTCAAACCTTGAATTGGAGCAAAATATTCCACCGGAAGGTGAACAGTTGTTCCGCTCATGGTATCAACGTTGGTAGCAACCTCAACATACTGAACATCAACATCATCCCCAATCTCGAATGAAAAATTCCTGGATTGTGGAAATTCCGGATTGCCCGTTCCGAGACATTCCTTGTCATCATCGCAAACATTCGTATTCGGAAACCCAAGGGGGTTTATTGGATATACACCATGTTCATCCGGGGTCGAAGCGGTTACTGGATCCAATGAAGGCGATGTAACATATTCGTGGATAGTTGTTTTATCCTCATGTACATACTCGTTCATCATCCCTCCTACCCGATTCGATTACGAAAACTCTCATCGACCAACACCGGCGACAAATCATAATTGGAAAATGGATCCTGTACAAGCGGGAACCCGGCAGTCTCGACTCCACCCGTCTCATCAGATGGTCTGCTAGGATCAACAAACCCATTCGGGCTAAGGAAGATACAATCAGGCAACTGATAGTAATCATACGTCTTCCAAGTTTGGTCTTCTGCAGAATACACGAATCTTGCCTTGATAAGAACCGGACGATTCGGTACGGCAATATTCTCGGAAAACACATAGAAATTCGTCAATCTAGCCATGCTGAACTTTGCAATCGGCGCTGCATGGCATTCCAGGTTATTCCGGCTTGGCACACTATATACATAAATTTGTGACTTATTGATAATAAGGTCAGATGTTTCATGTCCATTGTATGCAGGGTTCGGCCAAATGCGGAACAAGAACTCAAAGATACGTCCATTCTTCGGATAGACAATCATGTCATCCACGACCGATTCAACGGGGAGATAAATTATCAATCCCTGGTCAAGGTCCGGTCCATCGTAATTCACTATGTTGCATCCCTTACAATTTGGGTTCGCATGGTCAAATATCATTGTCGCACTGTAGTCCTGCTTCTCGTTAATACCCCTAGTAGTATCAGTCGAATAATTAGTAACATCGGAATTCCATTTCGGGGTAGTTCCCGGCCACTCGGCATAGTTCGCCGTATCCAAGATTGCAAGACCCCCATTGTCTTCCGTGGTACCACCAACAAGACGCACCTTGGGAAGAATTTCGATATCGGGCACCTTATCGGATGCACCTTCCCCTGTACGAAGAAGAACTAATGCATCAATATCTGTTGTGGTAGTCCAGCGCACCGCACCAGTCTTGGTAAAATCTGTCGCAATCGGAAAAATGATTACAGAGGGGTGTACCCATCCGTCGTTATATCTGCGCTCAGCATCATGTTCATCCCCGACTTCTATTTCATACGGAGGATAGGCGTATCTGGTGTCGTCACCATTATATATAAAGAATTCACCGTACACATATTCGGTATCATCCGGGTATGGATCATACAAATACACCTTTCCATGTTCAAGTGTACCATTTGAAGCAAACACGTCACAATAGAACTCCCAGCCACTTCCAGCTACATTCGGCGTCATGCTGCTTATTGTGCCAGTGGGCCGATAGACCTTACCATCATGCACAACGAATAGGTATTTCGCTGCGTCGCTCTGACGATAATTACCGATATGTTCTAACGTCCATCTCTCCACTACGTTACGGGTATTACTAGCATCAATAGTGTCTTCCGCATGAATGCTCCCACTAACCCACTTGATAGCACTAGCCGCATAATCACCATAGTAAATCCGTAAAAACTGACCACGAATATAATCCATGGTAGCTTTTGTGCTTCGGTCTACAAGGAGACGTCCTGAGATATCACCGGATGCATGATGAATCTCAGTATTGGAATCCGCAACAATCTGTTCTTCGGTAAACTGTTCATCATAAATCAATGCACTCGCGCAAAGTTTCCAGGAAGTTTCCGCTGCTTCATTTACCGTAATACGAATGTCAATCTTGTCATTTTTTAACGGATCATCCGAAATCATGGCAGAAATCGGATACCGTTGCTCATAGGAATATGAATTCGCCCATGAATATGGATCTGCGATGTTACTTCCCTTACCATCAGAAACTCGCTTTGTCGGGAACGTATAATCGACAAAACCAGGTTCAGTATCGCACATTAGACGAACCGTCACGTTTTGCAGCTTACTGGCATTCCATTCAACCAATCCGTTCAAAATAGATTCATAATTGAACCTTGCCTTGGCAAGGTCAGCCGTGAGATGTTCCAACGGGTTGATATCCCGTATATTGATTTGCCGCGTTCCCATTACTTAATCACCCCTATAAGTGTAATTGGCATGATGCATGACGTTACCTGGTTCGGATTTCTGATAAGGAACTGATACGTATATTCAGAACTATAACTTTGGGCATTTATAGTAAAGTTGCTTGAGATGGTACTCGACACGGTACATGATACCGATACTCCATTTGTACCCGCCCCATTCAGAACAACGCTGCCGTTTATACCCAGGGCCGAAGCCGGTGCATTTGCCGTAACCACCAAATACTCACTGAATTTGCCACCGGCGGTGGATGGAAAACTAAGTTTCAAGCTACATGCCACCATGGAACCAAACCTATTCAATGCAATGCTATCATTACAATCATCGGGTGCCATAATAGTAGGAACTCCATTAGGCACATCATTTTCTGAAATAGTGATATTCATCGAAGGTGCAGACCCTGCCAAATGTCCAAAATACGTGGCCATATCAGCACTAGTTCCACTCAAAAGTCTACCTTCGCTAAATGTTCCAGTATTGAAATCAGGAACTGGGAATGTTCCGGAACCGTCCGACAATCGACGATAGAACACCTTGTTAATAGTGTTCGGCGTAATATAAGACACATTCGATTTAGCCTTTGCCCGATCAACGTCAGATAGATACGCCAATTCTTCCGTAATGTACGTTTCGGGTGGCATGACCCCATTGTTACCATTGCCGTATATAAACGAATTGATGAACTTCGGGTGTGCCGGTGTTCCTACCTCGTCACTGGTCGCCATTCCAGGAAGCACTAAGCACGATACATCAAATCCCTCTTGCCCCGAACGGTTTATGTAGGCGACCGTCGAGTTTATAATGTGGAAACTGTTACCCTGCTGCGGCTCCCATGTTCCGGTAACTTTTGTGGGCAGATTGATTTTACCATGAGACGGCGTCTGACCAACATTCCAGTCATTTTCTCCATAGAAGAAACCGCTATGGGCAACAGTATTAACAAAATCTACACAGTGGCCAGACGTACTGAACGAATTATTGTAAACATTTCTACTATTATGGTATACCCAGAAAGAACGGGCATTATCGGTCGATGACAGAGAACCCCAAGTGTTACCTTCCAGCATCAAGCCTTTGAATTTAGCAGAAATATATCCACTATTTTCAAATGACATCATGAACTCTGGATTCGTATTGCGCAATTCCATTCCATGTTCGGAATAGATGGCGATCGCCTTGCTACCTTCGTTCGGACGCAAGCTTCCCTGGGACAGCAATACATCATAGATATGAGCCGCACCTACATAGCTGCCGGCACATATAACCATCGTCCCAGCACGAGTTTCCAGGCATGCAGTCACATCACATACAGCTGATAAGTAGCTTGAGCCAGACCGAACAAATGACAGTTCACTATCTTCATCCTGAGCGTCATTTTTATACAACCCCATCACAGTATGCGCATCATTGACTCGCGTAAAACCAGTATATTCGCCACCCCCATCATGCATCATCCAGGCGCCATTGGCAACATACTGCGCATCATAGTCTCTATACGGGCGGTCATAATAGTTACTTACACCGATCACTGCCGCCTTATTCGCAGTCTGCATGTAACTATACCCGGGGGCGACAACAAACGCATTGCGTCTAAACGCATTAGCTCCAACATACGACGAACCAGTGCCAACTATGAATTTCGCATCACAGTTGCCACGATTCATTTGCCCAACGACAGTCTGGTTAAATCCACTTGCAAACGTATGATAGTTGAACGTAGTGGATGACTCTCCCGGCCTGCGGGTAATTGGTTGAAGGGGCATTCCCGAATAACTGATGTCCCTCATCTCAATGGAATACCGTGTAATATATCCGCCATTTATCCAAAGCGATTCAAATGTCTCACCCTTCGGTATGGAACCATCGAGCTGAACAAGGAAATCACCATTAGAACGAGTTACATTGAATACATTAAAATACAACGGTTTGAACGCATAACCTTCAGTCGCATTGGCAGTATAAGTCTTTCCTGCCTCCGTTCGCATCTGAGAATATATGACAACACGGTCACCCCTCTTGATATTGATGTCCCAGAAACCATCACTGACGAGACTGGAATAGGATATGCGTACCGTATTACGACCATCCCCGCTAAGCACACTGGAACTGCCATCGGTGGTTAAACACATACCGGTTGTAGTATCCTTGATCGCTTCGCATTCGGTAACCTTGGCAGTTGTAATTGGCTCTTCGACAGTGAACCGGTACGTGCAATCGCCTGATACAGTTTCACAGTTCGCAGCAAAAGAATACGGTGCAACAGAATGGACACGATAGTTGGCAGCAAATGTAGCGGAACCAACCGTAGTGTTAATATAGCCACTCGCAACCATGGAATTCGGTCCAAGCGTCAGCGGGCGATTGCCACCAATAGTGGCGGCATTTACGCCAGCAGAAATCCCGTTCAGGCCGCCAAGTGACACGGAACGTTCAGCAAGAGCATAAGTTTCATAACCGAAACTCATGCTATATTTCGTATCACGATAATTTTCAATACGGCGTTGTGGATTAGAATGATAGCCAAGAATAATGCGGGGTGCTGTTAGCTCAAACGTCTCATCAATATCCCAAAGCCAACTCTTTCCACCACCGACGTGTTCTTCTCCGTCACCCGGCATGCCAGTAATGGCAATCTTGTTGTATCCACTCGGGAAAAGATACGTTTCGTATTGGGAAAAACTCTTGGTGGATAAATCGGCATCATACAACGGAGTGCGCAAATTAAGCGGGATGGGAGCACTGTTTGCCACCAACTTGGGCGATGACGCATCCCTGATAAGCCCAAGCCAGAAATCAGTTCCATTTTCATTCTTATTGGACGATACAAGGTAAAGAATCTTGGAATGGGTTACAATGGCCTTGGTAACCAGTTCGTCATCACCTTTCCATTTGGCATCACACCTGGCCACTATATCTTCAAATTCGATAGGAACCGAGGTAAACGGCTTGTAGCCATATGAGCCATTTGCCCAACTCTGGTAAAAATCATATAGACGGAAGATATCCGTCCGGGTTAATGTAAGTTCGACTCCGAAACGCTTAACAGTATACCCATGTGACGATCCGGCGGCAATGCATGACCGTACCAGTGCGTTAAGCACTGCGCGTGAGTTGTATGTGAGCGCATCAATCTGCTTGGTCAACTTGTACATCGTATCCATTGTATCCATCGGTAACCACCATTAGATTCTACTAAAATGCCCACATTTGAGTCTTTCGACCATCATGTGGGCATATTCAGACTCTCGGTCTATAGCTTATAAGATTTTATGCTCATTAAATGGCAAAACTGCCGAACCCACCGATACCCCCACCGATTGGTCCACAGTTTGCCATCCCCATATATCCGCCATCCTCAACATGTTCCAATGGCATCGGGTCGGCTGTTTTCAAATCATAGATTTCCTGCCGTTCGATCGCCACATCGACATTATTGATGAGACTCGTGATGTAGTGCCGGTCATAAATTTTCTTACTGTGCCATAAAGTGGACTTATCGCTTGCATTCAGCCGCATCACCTGCATAAGACACTTCTTAGCCATATGGTAATTCTTAGATATGAACTGATACCGGGCACGATAGAAATACCCCTCCGGACGGTCAGGATATTCCTCTATCATCTGAAGCGACCTAGCGCCGAGATCTTCAAGGTCAGGCACACCTGTCAAATGGATTTCACAGATTGTTTCCAGCGACTTGAAACGGTTCTCGTTTGTTACGGTCGGAAATTCGTCAACCACGACGGCATACCATTCTGCTGCCTTTCCAAAGTCCTTCATGTCCTTGTAGGAATTACCAAGATAAAAAGCACCCCTCTGCGTTCGGTCAATTTTCCATGACTTTTCAAGCGCTTTCAAGTTCCTGCGAACATCGCGGGTATTTTTGTAGTTTTCGAATAAATATCGAATCCTGACCCCATTGGTATGACCATTCACATCTTCCATGGTTTCGTGAATCATACCGATGAAATGGGCCTTGTCTCGACGCATAATACGAACCCGAGGGAACTGAAATGTATTGGATACCTTGGTGTCCATAACAATACTAGCTTCCGGATTCCTGGCGGCAATGGTCTCAAACTCCTTACGGGCTCCCTTACCGTCCTTCAGTATATCATTTGCGTCAACCCACATGACATAATCGCCATGGGCAATAGAAATTGCATAGTTCTTGGCAGCACCGAAATCAAAGAGTCCATCCGCATCATGGAACTTGCTTCCAACTTCATCAACAATAAATCCAGGATTTGGATGTTTGGTGCGCCATTGCTTAACCAGTTCCACCGTACCATCGGTAGAACCGGTGTCCACAATGACATACTCATTTGCCATAGGAAGCAATGCATCCAAGCACTTTACTATGCTCCCCTTCCCGTTTCTGACCACTATGCATGCACTGAGTGTAGCCATCGGAATATTCTCCCTTACTATGCCGTCGTCACGTTTTCTCTCACGATTCCGTTCCCATCGTTAAACAAGATATTCCAAATCCGCCAGTCATCGTGTTCGGTTTTAATTATAGGCAATTCATCGGGAGTGATTGTACGGAGGTCAACCTCAATATCCTCATCCAATGTTTCTGCACAGGCCTTGTCAATTTCGGCTTGAGCCTTAATCGCTTCTTCAAATGGTTCCGCATAGACCTTGATGCGTTCGTCAAGAGCATTCAGCTGTTCTGCACTAAGTTTGGAAATGTCCTCATTGGAGTTGATTCCCGCTTCATGCACCATTTGGATACGGCCTTTTTCATATTCAACCCATTTAGGGTCGTTTGGAAATCCTTCTTCAATCTCCTTGGCCTCTTCACTGCATCGCTTCATATTAACCGAAAAGGCATATCGCACTTTACTTGGGATCGAACCACCAAAAATATTGCCAGCATTTGCGAATATTGGAAGCAGATCCAACAGATACTTACGCTTGACCGTCATTTTCATAACAATTATGTCCTTGTCATGTTTATTTTTTATGAAAACTACTTCTTTTTAGTGTTTCCATTCATCTGGCATGAATTTCCAGCAATCTATCGCGCATTTGCAGTCCCCACAGCATAGTGTTTGACGCAATTTGGTAAATTCAAGCGCATATTTGTCCGGCCATTCAGAATACATAACCGCGATTCTCTTGCAGGGTAATGGATGTCCATGCGGATCCATATACCCCATTTTATCAAAACCATGGATTTCCCCAGTTATCAGTTCATTATTGTACCCGATAACCCTATAATCCCAGCCATTTTTTCGACATATCTGTTCCTTTTTATCCCGTTCAATCTTGTCAATGATGAGGATTTTGTCAAAATATTTAGGAGGAGTTTCGATTTGATGAAATGCAGCTACCCTAATAACTCCGGCAGCAGGCTGAATTGGTAATGACCCATTAGTCTTGATTATGGTTCGATATGAATGTCCGGATAGCCACGATACCAGTTCATCTATTCCATCATATAGCGACGGTTCCCCTCCGGTAAGCTCCAATATCCATTTGGATGGGTCCAAATTGCCCTTTATCCAGGGTATTAGCCTTTTGTTGGTCAATGCATATTCAGGCGACCCAGTATTGCGATACTGGGCCATAGGACAGTGCCAGCATGTAAAGTTACATCTACTGGTCAACGATATCTGAAACATGCCAATCATCAGGAGTGTATTACGCCATCCGAAATATCAATGTTATGCGACGATACCGTTACTTGAATATGCCCCGGTGTCGCAACACCATGATCAGTGTACCTGATGCATATATACTTTTGTCCGAGATATGGTATATTGGTACTAAACATATACCCGCAATAGCCGGTTTCGGATAGAGTAGCATATATGTCATGACTGCGGCCATCAATATGGAATCTAATCACTGGTATTACATCATTGCCCAACATATCCATGATATCGGAAATATAATCAGTCCCGTTCGGTGTGGTAACCATATTGACGGTTTCATCATTTAGTGAATATATTGCATTATCGTTACCGCGAATCGTAATGATATTTTTGGTAGGCGCCGGATATTCCTGCGGCTTACTTGGTGTCAGTTGTACCAAATCCAAATTCTGGGAGCAACAAGTCTTTTCTGAATGCCCGATTTGTTGCTTAATGGCATTCATTTCAAGGGACAAATCAGTCACAGCCTCTGATATGCTGGCAGATGCCAACAGCTGATTCTTGAACCAAGTCGTAGCGTCGCGTTCATAAAGGTCATAATATACGGCAGTCCTAGTTTCCAGGTCAGTATCCCTGGTATCATCAACATGGAGTATAAATTCAAGATTAAACTTAGCCACCCCGCCCACATAATCGGGATTATAATCGGAATTTTCGGACGGGTTATCAGAAATAATGGTGTCATTAACATCGGCAATAGCAAAAAGCTGCGGTTCAGCCGCACTGTCTATTTCAAATTGCACCTTTTGAAGATTGCATTCATCAGTGGAACTGTCAGTCGAATAACGGTGGACAGACATTGGAACCGCAAAAATTCCAATTCGGTTGAATTTGAAACTAATGTATTTCGATTCATATGCATCCCGCTGTCTTTGTTCCTGGTCATCGATTGCACTGCCGGCCTCATAATTTAAAGCCGTGTATCCAGTATCTGCAGTGATTGGGCTCAAATCAATCGTAAATTTAATTGCCGTGGCAAGTGGAGAAATCTGATCAGTACGCTTTGTTTCAGCGACTTTCTTCCCATTATCATTTACAACAGTATAATGACTAATCGGGAAATATTTGGTAGCCCGGCTCATATTATGACATGATGATACCGACGATACCCCATAACCTTCGCTGCTTACTGTCCCATGGAACTTGTTGAAGTTTGACACTGATGTCAGCAACGCATTATCTTCTATAATGGGTCCGTCTTTTTGTGTCTCGCTGGAATCCTTCCATCCATATTCCTCGCCAGAACCACTACGGGTACCAACATAATAACGATAATCAGCCGACACCTCGGTATTTTCGTGCGGACCCAAATTGAGGGATATGGTGTCAGCGGATGGGTCACCTTCATAATACAATGGAGCCGGAATTGGAAGACCCGCATCAGACGAATCCGCTGCTGTTCCAGTCTTGCCACAGTAAATATATGCACCCGTCCTTTCAAGGGTATTTTCGCCATGACCATTGGATACACTCTTCCATGCAACCAGTTGGTTACGTGGCGGATGCGAGGGATCGTTAGCTATGCCCGGGTCATAAACATAACGGTAATTAGTCCGAATGCTCTTATCATAAAGGGTCATTCCAAACAATGATGCTGCTGCAGTATCTTCTGGGTTATTCTGTGCATACCCATTCAGCATATCGCCTTGCCAGATATTGTATATGATATCGCCAGTGGACGTAAGGCGATTATTTTCAGCCGCAGTACTGATAGGGTCAAGTTCCCTATCCGGTACATACGCCAGGGCATAATACCCAATCCAAAATCTAGGCGAACCCGCCGCATGTTCCAGCGGGGCAAGTATGCTTTTACCAAATGTGGTCAGTTTCATGTTTGTCATACGATTATAAACCCAGTTTTTACGAAAACTAGTTTATAATTTTAGCCGACACAGTATATGTTAAAAGGCACAATTAGTCAACGCAGGATCGAGATATTCGGGCTCAACGACTTCATCGTCGCCAAGACCAATCGCCGTGCCAAATTCACCAAGGCCCACAATCGGCCCGGTTATACTAGCTTTCAACTCTATCTCACCAACATATCGGAGAAGAATGTCCCTGAAAACGACCTGGATAGGTTTCCATACCCGGATTTGTTCCCGAATGCGTTTAATATCATCTTCCTTTATGGCAAACTGTGGAAACCGCGAATCATCAGTAAGCGCAATGTCAATGTAAGGTGTTGTTACCCAAGTGCCTTCGAAACTCCCATTGGATGTATCTTCATCAAGACGCTTGACCACCTCATCCCGGCTCAGCATTTCCTCATACGGATGCATGGTATTAGTATAAAGCGTGAGGACTTCACCAATAACGCCGAAAGCTCCCATAAGCATCTTCAACCCAGACATCGTCCCACCAAGCGCATAATACTGCGGCAAATTATTCACAGCTTCCCTGATAGCCGCTTCTTGCTGTTTCACTGTACGGTACAAGTTGCTAGTCTGTACATCCTCGGCCATAGGCGTGAGGTCATAACCCATAAACCTGGCCAGATATTCAATTAACTCAAAATCAATAACACTGGCATCACGTAGATATGCTAAACGCTCAATCTTTTCAATAAGGGGGTATTTCATATCAGGCACACCCTTAAAGGATGGTTTCATATCATATCGCGGTGCCACGTTAGCATAATCCTCACCCGATGAATATTCGGCATTCGGATCACGAGTTGTGTCCATCCGGTCAATTGCAGGACGTTGAAACACTGGATTTCGTACCATGAACATGCGAGATGCATAGGCACAATGCGATGACTTGGCCACGTCCACATCAGAATATGTGGCATATTTAAATTCATCCACATCGGCATCAGCATCAGCATCCATGTAATAACTGTTACGATATTCGTCAACAGTGACCTTCCTAATCTTGGCAATACGCTTCCGCTTCAATATACTCCACCGAGCATTATCACGAACCAAATAAGCAACACGTTCAGATGGTACCGTTTGTCCAGCTGCAATTACAATATCGCCATTGCGGAAATAATATTTTTCACCATCCAGACTATCAAGACGCATTGAATACTCATTGTATCTATTAGCCAGATTATCCATGCCAGGAAGCGTAATCAACCCACGACTCATGGACATGCCAGACACATATGAGCCATAGATAATTCTCACTGACACAGTCAGATTGTTTGAAACTTCGGTCACCTTACCCATTGCATAGTTCTGTAACCCCGTAGTCTCATCAAACTCGTCAAATGCATGTCCAAATACCACATAATCCCCGACATCAAGACCGTGCTCATATTCACATATAAGGGAAACGTTCATTCCATTTTCCGAGCTCATCGTAGTACGATTCTTGCCAGCAAATGTTGCCCGCGAACTGACCTTATCCCATTCGATTTCATCAATAGTATATTTGTACCACCGGCATTCCCTGAGAGTCATGTCCAAATCGCTAACTGGCGTGCCAGTCTTGCCATATTCGTTATACAGTCGCATAGAAATTACGAAAGACGTAGGACTATTTATTGTCTCAACAACATGGTATCCATTGTAATCGGATGGATTCACGTTGTCAATACGGACAACAGTCTTTCCTTCGATATACCGCCTGTTTTCCTCAGTAAAATGGATTATCGGCGATTCCAGGTGCACAGTCGCCATGCCGTTGTCCATGTAAACGATGTCATGAATCTTGATAGCATCACCCATGGCAATCGCCGGATTTGTCTCTGTTACATCAAACATATTGGTCTGCGAGAATAAATCCAATGGAGTAATAAGGGCATCCCGCTCAACCTCGGGCCAAATACCGGCACTGACTTCATAGAACTTGATTGGTTTATCAGAAGAATCGGTAATAACCACAATATCATCCATTGCAATAGTCTTGCGAACGATTGCATGCTCAGTAGAAACCAGATTATGACTAAATGGACCCTGCAACGTTATGCCAGTATAATCCGAATTTACGCTATGCACTTCATACGGTCCCGGCGAGAATGGATTGCCGTCTTCAATAAAACCTTCAAGATACAGACTGTCTTCCAATGAAATGCCATGAACCTTATTAGCAAACATAATGGATAAGTTATCATCATCATCCAATGAAATCGACGACACACCGACATAATGGTCTTGAATATACTCTATATCGATGGAACCTTTTTTCGCATAACACCGTGGCGCATCAATTTTCGGGTCAGCCGGCACGTCATAAGTAAATACATCACCATCCACCGCATTAACCGGCACGAAACTAGCATTGAGGTCAATTTTAACTCCCTTTACCTCAGCAAGGTCCATTCCGGAAACGGTCACGATGGAGCCATCCACCAAACCATGTGCAGCCGAATTGATAGTCACCCGCCACACATCGCCAACCCGCGTGGCATTTATTACAATCGGGTCATCAACATCAATTTTGATGGTAGAAGCACATCCGTTGGCAACAATGCCATGTGGATATGACCAATTGCAGCGTTCAAACAAGTCACTATTTACAATATCCATCGTATTGTCAACGGTGACCCTATCCATACCGGAATTAGTACGTTCGGTAGTATGAAATTCCACCATACCATTTCTAGCACGACCAGATAGATTTAATGCATCCCCATAGTTAAGGAATTCCCGTTGTTCCCATCCATATTTGAGTGTTTTTTCTTCAACCTTAGTGATATACAAAGGCGCCATAAATACTTCCGGATCGGATGTATATTCAATATGATGTTCATATTCCATTGATGCAATTGGGCCATAATATGGCATGAACGCATTGAATTTCTCAGCATACGGAATACTATAATGCGTAATGCGATCTTCCACAAATACATTGCTGGATGCAACCGAATTAATGTCACGAACTACACAGTCATCAACACATTTGTACACCTTCTTGGATACGGCATCATATACATATTGTCCTTTTCTGTATTCACCTGGGGCCGAGAGAAGAACTATTTCTTCATCTCCCTTGAACGCCACCTTGGCAATACCAACGTTGCCGTTTGAGTCAGTAAGCATCATGTAAGGATGCGTAAACAAGTTTCCACGGCTTCTTGACCAGACAGTCGTAATCAAACCATCATTCTGGTCAACTTGGATAAGAATCCTTGCACGGTCGTCAGTCTTGTCGAGAACTTCCAAGGTATAGGTTGCATCAGGTATTTCACGGTCAAATGTACCATCCGAATACATACGGGCAACAATCGTATGTTCCTGGGCGGTAAGCACAACGATAGACCCGTCATCCGAAAGCTTCGAGGCATTGTAATATCCGCCATCAACGATTGCCCCATTCATCACCGTAAAATACCCGACCTTTGCTACCTTAATGACAGCCGGAGTATCTGTATTATATGGATGAATCGGCGAATTCAATGCTTCCAATTTAATTGCATAGCCATCGGATTCTGCCGAGAATGACTTGATAATGGCAAGACCGTCCCAATAGTGATATCCATCGTCGATATAGATACGGTCGCCAAGGTCATATGTCTGGCCAAAGTTCTTTGCAATGTCAGAACCAAACGGAACCACAATCGTATAGCCACCGTCAACAAATGCATCATTAGCGGTACGGGCCACATCATCTTTTTTGAGGATTACCAGTTCACCGATTGTTTCATTTGTCTCAGTATCGCATGCAAAGGAACGCATACTAGCATCCGGTATCAAATTAAGTCCATCTTCATCCTTCCGATCAAGTTCGATAATTTCACTGAATTTAATGAGCGGTGATGCCTGACCATAATCCAACGTGCCTCGTCCATAAAACAGTGGGAGGTCAATTAACACCAGCTCACCGACATCCGACAGGTCCGGCATGTTCCCTACAGGAACTAATCGCAAATCAAACGTTCCGTTTTCACGTTCATCCTTGATAACATTAAATTCTCCCAGTATCTGCAATGTCCGTTTCACCGCAATATAAACCGTACCGTTCGCGTATGATGGATAACATGACCCCAACTGCACCGTAAGTATATTGTCCACAGGTTCTGCTTTGATTACCGCATATCTGTTAATTGTTTCCACATAAGCCGGGTCAATACATTTGTTGGTTGGAAGCCTTGATTCGCCGAGTCCTTTCACAGCAGTCAAGTTGGCACCGCTTGTTTCGGAAAGATAGATAATAGCATTCGGGAATCCATTATTCCACTTCCATCCAGTTTCCCCGTCAAACCGTACCATTGTGCGCATCTTTCCGGTTTGTGTACGTTCTGTTCCATAGTAATCAATGACCGCAGTCTGCCCACCGGGTAACGTGATTTCCTTTACGGATTTATCAGACTTCACATCATAAATGCGGGCAGTGAAGAAAATTTCCTTATACTGAGTACCGTTATCGGTCGTATGTCCATATCGGGTCTGCACCTTAGATACGTCAGATGTCCTGAATGAGAGGATGCGTCCGGATGAGTTATAACTTCCGGTAAACGGGTCCTGTGATTTCCCCTCCGGATCCTTAATCAACGAATTGGTGGCACTATCATAATAATAAGCCACCTCATGGTCAGGTTCACCTGAAATGTTATCATAGTTTACAAACACCACATCGCCATCATTGAACCATTCAATCCCCGGGTCAACTGCCGTTGCATTGTCAATGCGTTCAACAATCTCAGGACCATTGTAATTAACTGTATAAGTAGAAAACCCAGTGTCCTGCCCAAATACCACATTGGACTTCACGTTTGCACGCGGCACCGACAGTAAATTTACACAATCATTGCGTGCGCTAGCTAAGTCAAGCATGGAACGTAGATATTCCATCTTGGCCACAGATGCGGCCATATTGCTACTTTGTGCAACAATGGCAAACTCAAACTTTTCAACGGTGTCAATGTTACGATAGGCGTTGTTGATGTAATCGCTGAATACTTGCAACAATGTCACCACATCCGGTTCATTCTTTAAGAACTCCGGAATGTATGCCACAAAATCGCTATATCGGAACTGGCCCCTGTCATTGTATATTGGAGAACGCATCTACTTTAATCCTATTTGGTAAGCAGCGAGGATTCATATGCCATGGTCAGTTCAATTTCCTCGCTCGGGATGTTGAACTGCACGATTTCGTTATCGTTAGTATATTTCGTAATATTTCCGGTATCCGGATCAATAAGCGCCTGGGCAGTACGAGTGCAGAAAATGTTTCGTACGAGCTTAATGTAATTCATTCCATATAGGAGGTAGTCAAACAGGACTGAACCGTCAGCTTCCCTGAGATTCTTTACGTGTTCGGAATCCTTGAATGTGAGAGCATCCGCGCCCGGTTCCATGCTCCATGTTTTTACTGTCTCAATAATTTCCTTAAAGATTTCCATATCGGATTCATGACCGCTATTCTTGGCAGCGGTCCATGCATCTATCATCGG